CATCGCCGCGGCAAGCGGCCCCTGCGTCACAATCGCCTCCGACATCTTCTCGATCATTTCTGCTCCTTCCTGAAGATGTTGATGGCCGAGTACAAGCTGACACCAGCGGTGAGAACCGCGTCGGATTGCTCAGGCGCCAGCTTCAGCCCAAAGAGTGTAGCCAGCGAGATAAGCCCTCTCCATGTCGATGGCTCAAGCAAGCGAGAGATGAGGTAGTTCATAATGTATTACGAAAAAGATCCAGTCATCAATGTTAGATTGATTGTTTGAGAAGTTCCTAGGCGATTTTCAAAATAAATTCTACCATTAGATGTTACACTAACTGTAAAATTTCCATCAGCTCCAGTTGTTCCTGTTAGAACAGTTCCAGGTGCTGCAGTAGCAACATTGTCTGCAGCTACAATCATTGGTGTTATTGCAGGACTTGTTGCAGCACGCACAACCCACATTCCAAATTTTGTTGAACCAATAGACACAGCAAGTATTCCTGTAAAAATAAGATTATCTCCAATATTTACATAATTTGCAGTGTTGTCTGCAAAGTTTCCAAATAACCAGCTATAGCTTGGTTGCCTAACTCCTGGAGTCAGCCGTGGCGAGATGTATACGTTTTGGAAATACGTAGCATCGCCTGTCTGCACAACAGGAGTGGCGTTGAGGTTTGCGTTTACATCGTCCCCGATGACGATGTTACGGATTGTTCCAAGAGTCCGCGTGAGGGTCGCTGCCTTTACCGAACTTGAGTTTGCAGACCCGCTTGCAAACGTGATGTTCTCACAGTACGCACTGCTACCTTGATTTATTGTTAGAAGATTGTTTACGCTGTTGTTTGAAACAACACCTTCAATAAGAACGTTTGAAACAGCAGATGTTCCTTCTGTTGTAATGTCTATGGCGGAATCAACTATTTCTGCTGCTTCACCGTAATAGGTAACGCCATTTATGTTTACATTCAGAACATTGAATGTGTTCGCCCAGATTCTGACGCCCCTGCTTTTCTCTGCATACAAAACATTGCTGATTGATAAAGATGCAATTCCTGCAGTGGAGTTGTATCCAGCCAATATCATGCTTGCAGGCCCATAAGTCGTAGACAAAAGGCTTACGGTATCAATCTGACACCCGTCGCCTTTAACCCAAATCATGGCACTATCAGCAGGATACCCTCCAACTGGTTCTGCCTCATAGAATCCTCCAATGTTGCTAAGTCTTGCATTGGTAACATTTTCCGTAACTTCAATGCCAATTTTTGGGCCTTGCACGCGCACGTCGTCAACTACATGCGTTCCAGGCCCAATCAGCTTGATTTGAGTTCCGTTGAAGTAGCCTGGAGATACTATTGGTCTCTCAAACTGAATCCCAGTAATTCGACATGCTGATATGCCTGTCTCTATGGCATTGTAGCCATCTCCAATCAGATCAAAAATCGTTAATCGTGTACCGGCACCTTTGAAGTGTACACCTCGCGGGATGGTGATTGTCCCATCAATACGATATGAGCCAATGTCCATCTCAAAGGTTCCTTCCCTAAGAGGAACAGATGTGTAGGCAGCCAGCGCTTTATTGAATGCGGCAGTTTGAATAGTATTCGCCTGTCCTACTGGAAAGATACCCCACCATGCTGCATACGCGTGCTTGCTGTCTTCACCGAGGTTTCCGTTTAGAGCAAACCGGATGTCTCCATCGCCCTTGAAAATTTGTTGCTTGGACGACGAGATTCTGTTGCGAAAGGTGATTGTGTTTCCTGAGTTTACCTTTACGGCTCCACCTTCAGTGAAGAAGATGGGAACATCAATGTTGATTGTGGTGAGAAGGAAATCTCCAGTTGGAACAACAATGTATGCAAAAGCTGAAGCCATTGCATTGAACGCCACATTGTCGGAAGTTAATCCATCTCCTACTGCTCCAAAATCCTTCACGCTCACGCTATCCCGCATTTTTGATTCAGCGGTACGAGTAACAGCTCCAGCACCAGTCTGTAAAAAAGAAATCTGCGTTGATGGAAGAGTCGATATTTGACTGGAAGTAATTGGGTACCCAAGGAAATTTGGGCCAGTGGTCGCATCCTGCGTGTAGTACACTTGAGATTCTTTGCGGTTCCTGACAAGCATCGAAAAGTTGTCAGGTGCAGTGTAGAGTTTTGATGGCGTTCCATTTCTAGCTGCATACCCGTTGAGCGTGCGGATGGGCTGCGCGGCTGGCTGAGTCAATGCCTCGTCCCAGAACACATCAATTGGGCTTGTGACGGGATTTTGGTTTGCGGTTCCGATGTAGATAAAACCGTTCTCTAGCGGCGTGCCGTCCTTGTCGAAGAAGACCGGATAGGGCGAGGTGATGAATGAGGCCATGTTATTCTTCTGTTGCTGGTGGTTGTGGCTCTTCTAAGCGGGTCGTTAAGAAAAGTGCGTTGCGTTGTGACGCAGGAAGATTAACAGCATCCGCGAACTTCTTAAAGGACGAGCTTTGAATAGTGTTCTCTGCAGCCCTTGTAAAGGCATCTGGGTTTGCTTTTGCTGCTTTTACGAGGTCTCTGAATTGCGGAGAAACCAAAAGGTCATCAGCCGCCTTAAGGATTGGAGCGGTATCTTTTGATGCTGACGCAGCTATGGATCCGGCAATCGCAGCTGATAGCGTGCTTCCGGTGACCGGCTCAAGCGTTGTGGCTACGCCAGCGGCAATCCCAGCTTTCTTGACCGCAGTAAGCACGTTCTGAAGTGCGGTTGTTGGGGCCTGCAAGGATGTCGTCAAACGTCCGGTCGGTATTTTCTCTGCAAGCGCATCTTTGATGTTGGACGAGTATGCGTACAGGTTATCAAGGAACTGTTTTGTTTGCGGAGGCACGTTTGAGAACAACGCATTCTTGGACTGCTGATTGCTCATGAGTCCGTCGTACCACTTTACAAAAGTGGATGGCGTGAAGTTCTCGGCAACCATGTCTCTTCCAAAAGCAGACACCAAAGATGACACCGCAACCTCTTGACGGAGTTCCTTTGGAACATTCGATAACAGCTTTGCGTACTCGGTGTATGCGGCTTTGTTTGCGAGTCCGCGAGTGGCGTCCTGGAGCGCCTTGCCCATTGACTTCTGCCCTTCCTTGCCAAACAAGCTGACGTATCCGTCCTCAAGAGCTTTTTGCTTTTTGACCAAATCGTTTTTCTCGGCAATCAAAACATCTGCTCCAACCGCCGATGCAGCTGCATCAATGTCCTTTGAGAGCAGTCCGTAGTATGCTTTTGCAAGACCTGCGTCAGCATCAGCAAACAACGGAGAGTTTGGATTGCGCGTCTTCTCTCCAACTTTTTTGCGAAGCTCGTCAACAGTGTAAAAGGTTGTTGGAGAAGAAACCTTTTGCCCCTTAGACGCTTCAAGTTCGCTGATTCTATTTGCAAGTTCTGGCGTTCTGTCACCGGCTGCACGCTGCGCGTTTAAGGTGCGAATTTGATCGTCGATTACACCAATCTCATCTTTCGACAAAGACCTTGCTCCAGATTGAAGTCCTAGAACAAGTTTATCCAGCCTGTTGAGTTGGCTTACGTCTCCGTTGAACTTATCAAGACGGTCTTTTGCAAAAGCTATTGCGTTGTCAGCTTTGGTTGGAGTTTTTTCTGGAATAAGCGCCTTTAGGTCTTCGTTGTAGATTTTATCAACCTTTGAGCGCAACTCATCACGCATCGACTTCGTCGTTGATTCAACCTTCGAGCTCAACTGGCTCAAGTCGGTTGTCCCACCAAGCTGTTCGATGATTCCATCCGCCCGTGTTTTAAGGCTCTGAAGCGCCTGATCGGTCTCCAGCTTCAACACCGACTGCGGCACAGAAGCAACGCTTGCTGCGACTGATTGGAACTGCGGGTTCTTGGAAAGCAAGTAGTCCGGTATCTCATCCACGTTCAGCCCAAGATTGCTTGCTGCTTTGCGAACCGCAGGGTCTGCCGCTCCAGCCTCCGCGAGAGATTGAAGTGCTGCCTTATCGCCCTTGACTGCGGCAGAGACCGTAGCACCAATCGGCTTCTGCACGGATTGGCGCGTGAATGAGCCTGGGCTAATCCCTGCTCCAATACCTCCGCCTAATCCAGCCAGAAGCTGTCCTGCTGGGCCGTATCCAGCTTCTTTGGCTGCTTGAGATGCAACCTCAGCCCCAACGCCAGATGCAATCTGCTGAACCGGTTGCTCGGCCATTGACGCTCCAACAGCCCGAACCGTTGGCCTTGCTGCCTGCATCATGGTTCTGCCAATCCCAACGCCACCTGCGGCTTCACCAACGCCCCGAGAAGCCGCCTCTACGATGCGTTCAGCAGAAGTGTCGGGCTTGGGAACTCCGAGCTGCGTAAGGTAGTGTCTAACCGCGTCAGATGGCTGCGTGTAGTGTGTTCCGAACAACGCGTTGATTCCGGCGACAATCGGATCAGCCAGCACCATTGTTCCAGCTCCGAGAGCGGCTCCTGGGACTGCTCCAATCCCGCCGGTTGGAACTCCACCCATCAGTGCTCCAGCTGCAGCGCCAAGTGCTGCGGGCCCAGCGCCACGCGCAGCAGAAGCAGCAAGTCCTCCAAGCGTCGTTTCCGGTTGCCCAATCATCGCCTCCTCGGTTGCAGCCGAAGGCAGCGGAACCGGTTGCTGCGGCTCAGGAACTGGGGGTTGTGCGGGAGCCGGCGCGGCCTGCTCTGAACGCATCCGTTGAATCTCAGCAGCAAGCACGCGGGCATCGTCAGCATTTCCAGCTGCATCAGCTTTTATCAACGCCTGCGAAAGCTCTTCAAGAGTAGCCATTATCGTGAGTATTTCTTAAGCAAATCGTCAATTGAAGGAGCCGTCGGCGCTGCAGGTGCAGCTGGCGATGCAGTTGGAATAGGCGGAGGCACCGACTTTCCGCGCGCTGCTTCTGCTACGGTTTGAGTGGACTTTGCTTTTTCAAATGTCAAAGGAGCAGTTGGGAACGCTACGATATTCTTTGGTCTCAACCCTGCTTCCGATGCAATGCGTTCAGTTTGACCTTTGAACGCATCAAACTCCTTTTGATAGGTGTTCATCAATGTTTTTGACAGAACACTAATTTGTTTCCGCTGATCTTCGTTCAGTTTTCCTGTTCCATTGAACTTTTCAACAAGCGTTTTTATTGTCCCAGACAAGCCAGTAGTTTGAATCTGGCCGGATTCAGTAACGCTTACAGTTGATGTTGGATCATTCAGCCTGATGAGCTGCACGATTGATATCTGATCTCCAATTGGATTTTTCTGCTTCAAGCTGTCATCGATAGCCTGAACGGCAACTCGCCTGTCCTGATAGGCTCTAACAATTGGTTGAGACGTGAATGTATCACGCATTTCCTTCTCAGCCTTGAACATTTCATCCGCAGGCATTCCACCTTCCAGCTTCAATTGTTCTGCTTTGGCTTTGATTTCACTTAAGTTTGCTTCTGCCTGAGCCTTGGCTGCGTCTGCCTTAGCTTTTGTCATGGCTTCGGGAGACTGTTCCTTAAAGTATTTGTTCAGCAACTCACTGTAAGCTGTAGCAGCTTTTTCATCCCCAGTCCGCATCATGAACGACTGCCCAAGTATAGACCAATACGATGGAGGCGCATTCTCAGGAGTTGCTTCAATCGTCCTTTGGTAAAACTCTCCGAGTTTCTTTAGCTTTGGGTCTTCAGAATTACTCAAAGCATCTGCCTGTTCCTGTAGTCTTTTGAGTGCAATTTCCGGCTTGTTGGCAAGCCCAGCATTAACAACTTCAAACGTGGTATTTTTTAAGTTGTCTTGTACAGGATTTGGAAGCTGATTGAATATAGATGAAAATGCCTTTGCCTCTTGAGACGGAAGTGCCATTGCTCTAGCCGAAACCTGTTGCACCAGCTTGGGATCAGGATTTTCTGGGTCAATTTTAGAAGCAATGTTCGACAACTTGATTTGCTCTACAGATTGAATTGCATCAAGTTGTTGTTTTGAAAGATATGGTATTACTGAAGTAAGACTAGATAGGTCTGCATTTGGGTCAGACCCATACCGTGCAATCGAATTCGAAATCATCTTTTGCTGCTCCATTGCAGTCCTGCGCATTTCCTGCTCTTGAGCAAACGATGTTGCGGCACGTCCTGCCGCGGCAGCTGACTGAGCCATAGACTGCTGCATCCCCTGAATGCCTAGCTGTGCCTTCTGCAGTTCGTATGGAGCAAGCTGCTGCGCGAGTGCCTGCTGGGCTTGAGCGCCTCGGATTTGCTCGATGGTAGCAAGTCCTTGAAGCAAATTTCCACCTCCAAACATAGAGGTGTTGGGTTGCGGAATATTGATGCCGTAATTGAACTCAGCCATATCGGTTTAGCTTTGAATGTACCAACCAGATGATCCGCCTGGGCCTGCTGGAGCGGAATACGCAACCGGCGCACCTCCGCCTGCGCTTAAAGCTGCAGCTTCTGAACCGTAAAAACCTCCGGTTCCAAGACCGCTTAATCCTGTCCCAAGTCTGTTCAGAAGCATGTAGTTCTGAATTCCACTTCCAATCGCCCCAGCGGCTCCAGTTGCTCCCTGAGCGAACGCTTGTGCTGCTCCGACCTGCCCAGCTGCTTGCGCTGCGCCTTGGCTTGCCAAAAGCCCGCTGATTGCGCTTCCAGCTTGTCCCGCGGATGCAGCCTGCCCAGCTGCTGACGCCTGACCGATTCCAAGCAGACTCTGAGCACCGGTTTGTCCTACGTTGGCAAGACCAGAAAGGCGTGCGTACTGCTGTTCGATAAGCTGGTTGAGCAACTGCGGTCTGAACTGCCCAAGAGCCGCTTGCACGTTACCGCCGCGGAGTCCTCCGGTAGCCGATGCATTCGCAAGAATAGCCTGTTCTCCCTGCTGGGCGAGTTGCTGGAAAAGCGGCCCCTGCTCGATTTGCTGGATTGCCTGCTCTTGCATCTGGCGACCCATCTCGTCGTACTTACCGCTCTCAAGCACAGGCTTCAGAAGCTCCTGTTGCTGTGCGTAGCCCTGTGACATCAGGTCGCGAACCTTGGCATCAGTCTCCTGATTGAACTTGGCCGTGATGTCCTCTTGAGCCTGTTTGATTGCAAGTGCCCTGTCTTCGCCCTTTCCAACCGTTACTGACGGATTGATGTAGGACTGTTGCTTTTGGAGTTTTGCAAGTTCCTGTTCTCGGTTGCGTGCATACTCGTCAACATTCTGCAGCGTTACATCTGCAAGCATCCTGAACTGCGGCGACTGGCGAACATCGAATAGAGCTTGCTGACGGGCTTGCTCGCCACCAAGACCCGCAATTGCTTGCAGTCCGCGAATAGCCCCAGGCCCAGCTTGAATGTATGGCTGCGTTAACTCAGGGCTTCCTGCCTGAACGTATGGCGCAAGGATTTGACGGATGGTGTCAAACTGCCTTTGCTGTTCGGCTACAGCACTATCTTGCGCCTTAGCTTGTGTCGCCGCTGCGCTTTTTGCCGCGGAGGCTGCTTTTGAGCCAGAAAAAATAGATGCTCCAGCTCCAAGAACTGACCCTCCAATAATAGCTGTTACCGGATCTAATCCCATAATTACAATACTTTTAAGTACACCTTTTCAGCGAGCTTGTATCCCATTCTTATGAAAAGGTTTTCAAGATCAACTGAAGTTGATGAGTGCTGAGTGATGAACTTTGCTCCATCTTGCTTGAGTTGTTCATCGCACCACTTGAGGAATCTGATTCCAGTTGTCCCTTTTCTGAAATCTTTATGAAGGAACATGGTATCATGTGATGCGAAAAGCACTTCATGTTGATGGTGCTCAACAAGCGCAAACACATTGTACCCAACAAGCCTTCCCTCGTGTCTTGCTGTGAATAACCGTAAGACTCCAGCCTCTTCAAGAGAGGCGTACTTTTGATATGGAATGCGGGCTGGAAGATGCGCGATTTCACCGGAAACTTCTGCGTGATGAATGTCAATGAGAGCTTTGCCTTCATTTCCAAGTTCTTCGGTAAAGATTTCACGCTGAAACTCCATCGTCCTACGTCACTTCCCTCCCAGAAGCACTGATGGTGAGCGAGGTAGCTGCACCTGCAATCGTCGAGATAGTGCCACCGGCCTCAAGAACTTGTCCAACAAGCTCAGGACATGTGTAGGTCTCGTTTGGAACGACCGTCTTTGCCTTGAGCACCAAGTTTGCATCTCCAGCTGTTCCGCCTGAAGCCACAAGATTCACGGAAAACGTCACGTTCGCTGCGCTTGTGTTTGTCACCGTGAACTTGTCGATGATGCACTTGCAGTTGTTGGCAGTGTACTGATCTGTTTGCGTTGCCGAAGCCTGCTTGCGCGGTATGATGTTCTTGATCGTTACCATGTCAGGAGATGTTGTTTGTTACGGTCAAAATTGCGGATGGAATGCCTGGAACCGGTGGGGCTGCGGCAAAGGTTTGAATGGTGATGTCTGTGGTGTCAACAGACCAGACCAACTCAAAGTAATCTCCCGCGTTCATCTTATACACGAAGTTCCACGCTGCAACAGTTTCTGCATTGTTTCCTTGGATTCGTATTTGGGTTGCTGAGTTCGTTTGGTTGACGCCGTTGATGCGTGCCCACAGGTAGAAGAGACCAACGCCGCCTAACACCTTGTCGAGCTGCAGTGAGAACTGAAAGTTGTAGACCCCTTCTGAGTCAACGTAGATGCGGCTTGTTGGCGTTCCGCGGCGCACGCCAAAGCTCAGGTCAGTCGTGTTGAAAGTGAGCGCATACGCGGTGTTAATGGCAGCTGCCGTCTGCGTTGTCGTGTCGTAGAAGGTGCCGTACCGAGGGACTTTTGCTGGCTCAAGCGGCGGAGCTTGCGAGAGGAGTGCAACTTGTTGCACAAGGTCGTCAACACGCGTATCTGAAGATTGTTCGGCAACATCGCTGGTAACCGTGCCAGAAACCTCAGGAGCCGTAGCCAAAAGCTCAAGAGCGGTAGATAGCCGGTTGATGCTATCGATGGCTTCTTGAGCGGTTGTAAGTGCGTTGCCTGCGTAAAACTCATTGCTTTCAACTGTGTTTGGTATGAGGTCAAACAGCTTCTCAAAAGCACGGATTGCCCTTTGGCTCGGCAGGAACTGCGCGAGCTCTTGTCGAGTAATCTGTGAGGGATCTTGTGGCATTACCAAGCAAGCGGTTCGATGCGGGCCTCAAGTCGCGCCATCGACAAGTGCGAGTCGCTGGTGCCACGAAACCGGCGCACGCTCCAATCGCGCACAAAGCCCTGTTGCAGCCAGTTTATCTTCTTACTGCGGTAGCCTATCTTCCCAGCCTTGTACGGCTTCTCCTGTGACCATGTAACGCCGTCAATCGAGTACGAAGCCCAGATGGTGGGGTCGTCCCCAAGAGGCACATTACCAGTCAGAGACACAAGCTCAAGCTCATGGAAAATCATTCCCTTGTTCTCGTTGAAAATGGTCTGTGTCTCAAACTGCCAACCGTTCCTGTCTCCCCAGTGCGAAGACACATCGTTTGAGACGTAGCCGAGCTTGTACGTTTGAGTGTCTCCGCAAATCCACTTGTTGTACGCGAAGATGAAGTTGCGTGCGCGGTACTGACCGTCCCCGACGATGCTGCTTGTCAGAATGAACCAGACTGCTTCCTGTGCCACCTGCGAAGAAGCCCCGTCGTATACGAGCGTCTTGTCTGGAAGATGGATATAAAGGTGCTGGAGACCATCATGCAGGCGCGACTCAACAAGCGCACCAGCAAGAGTGCTTTCATCATATTGGGCCAGAATCTGGTCAATCTCTCGCGTGGCAATCTTGACGGTATTACCATTCGCAATGAGATAGACAGAGTTCTGTTCGTTTCTCCCTCCTCCGACGAAAGCGATTGTGTCGAGATACAACGCGCAGGTGAACGTCCCAACGCTGCCCCGCTGGATGCGGGCTCCATCGACACGCTGGAAAGGGAATCCAGTACCACCGACGTTGGTGAAGACCTCGATAGAGTGTCGGTTGAGCGCATAGACCTCGTTCTTGAACTTGATGAGCGCCTCAACCGGATCAGGGTCTAGTTCGCTGGAAGCGTACTTGAGCGGGTTCACGGACGTAGGATTGTTGATGTCCGTCGTGATGAGGAACTGTCCGTCAGTCGTGAAGAAGTATCCATCCACCCACACGAAGTCCACGACCGTCCCAAGGTCAGGGTCTGTGACTTGCGTTAGGGTGGTGCCATTCCAGTAGAACAGCTTGCCGCTGGAAGCGATGGCGAGCTGGTCGAACGAGTAGTCAAAAGTGACCTGCCCACTTCCGCCAACATCCCCAAGAACCGTAACTGTTCCGGTGCTTGAGACTGAGACGAGCTTTGTGCCCATCACGCGGTAAAGCGTTCCGTTCCACTCTATTCCCCCCCTGTCAGAACCCATTCCAGTAGCAAACTCAACGATGCCATCAGCAGGACGAAGGTAGCCGTTTGAGATGCCATTTGCTTGAATGATGGGTACGAGGTTGCGCGGATACGAGCGCCGAAAGTCGCTCGCATTGTTGCAGTAGATTCCACTGAGGATGGGTATCTGCATTACTTCTTCTTGGCGGTCTTCGCTGAAGCCCTGAAAGCCGCTGCGGTTGGTGCCCCTTTTGACCCAGGCTTCCGCATGCGTTCCTTGCTACCGGCCTCAATGCGCTGACGCTTGGCGTGAATGTTGGCGTAGAGTCCCTTTTTCATCGGCAGTTCCAGCGTTTGAGGCTTGCAGCTTTTCGGGTTGGACGGCCCTTCTCGTCTTTCATCGGCCCAGGCATACCGCTCATGCGGGCGCAGAAGCTCTTCTTGCGGGCTGCGTCTGCCTTGGTCTTCGGGTTTGGAGCGGGAGCCTTGAGATTGCTTCCTGTGGCTGCGTTGTACTTTGCGCGGCCTTTCGCAGTAAGACCGGCTCCCTGAGAGACAGGGAGCTTCTCGCCGCGGGAGACCGACAGTTTGACTTGCTTCTTGGGCATATTACAGGGAAGAGCGAACTTTCAGTGTGCCGCTTGCAACATCAAGAGTGGATAATGTGTCGTTCTTGAGTTGAACCGTTACTGTGTTTGCGGCTGAAACATAAGCAGTGATGGTCAACCCAGTGTTGCTGGATAGCGTAGCTTGCGCGTAGTGAGTTGTGAGGGCTCCAGTGCATGTTACAGTTGTCGTTGTTGATGCGCCTGCAATAAGCGATGGAGGATCGTATGTTGCAGATCCAGTGAAGTATCCAGATGTCTGAACACTTCCGTCACTGAACTTAACTCCGGTTGAATCGAGTTTAAGTCCAACTGTTGCATCAGGAGTTGTGCCTATTCCGACCTTTCCTGAAAACTCGGTTGCTCCATCTTGAGCAATTGTAACACGAGACACAGGAGTAGTTGATCCTGATGGAGTGGTTAAAAGAGCAATCTTTCCAGGCATGCTATTGGAACTTGGAGCTCCATCAACAGATGTCCTTATGATTGCTGCACTCGCAAATCCATCTCCCTTATCAAATCTCATGTCGAGATTGATGTTGTCATTTGCAGAAACAATCCCATTAGTCCCAACTGTTCCGCTTCTTGATTTTCCAAGATTTATAGTTGTTCCACTTCCACCAGACCACCACGAAGCTGCATCAAGCGGAGTGTTTGCCGTTGTATGCGTTTGAAGTTTTGTTAATACAGAGTTTAATGCAATTGAAGTTGCATTTCCACAAAGAACTTGACCGCTATTATTTACAATAAATGGAGTTGAATCTGGATTATTTTCGTCCTCAACAACTAATGCGTTTCCTGTTCCTGCTGTTTGCTGTGTAATCCGTAATGCAGGACTTGCAGACGAGGCTTCAATTACTGTTGGCCCAGCAACTGTTCCTATAGTCGTTGAATAAGCATATTGAGCTACTGAAGCCCCGATTTTTGTTTCGTATGGAATCAGTGAAGAGTTGCTGTAAGAATTAAGGGAAGAAAAATAAAAACTTCCAGCACTTCCGGTTACAACGTAGTTGGATGCTCCAGCTGTGATTACATATGCTGAGTTGAATACTCCAACAACTGATCCTGCTGCAATCGTGATGCCGTTGCCTGTAGTTGCGCGGTTCTCAAATGAACACCATCCAGCCGTAAGCAATGCTGT